TGGCTCAGTTCAAGATTCCACAGCGAGCCGCGAATGACATGGAAGAGATTCTGCGGAAGCTCGATCCGAAGAAGCTCAAGGCTGCGAAGAAGGGTGGAGTCGGCCTCATCGGCGACACGGAAAGGGATGCCTTCAAACAGATGGAGGCAGCGCAGCACCGCATTGCTGATGCCTGGAACCGTATCAAGATTACTGTGATCACCAAGCTGTACCCCATCGTCGCGAAGATGTCTGAGGCGTTCGCGGACAAGCTTGAAGCCGCGTTGCCGAAAATCCAATCAGCGATGCAGTTCATCGCTGATCACATGGACACGATTGTGGCTGCTGCGAAGGTGTTCGTCGCAGTGATGACCACCAAGAAGCTGATCGGCGTGCTCGGCAGCGTTCCTGGTGTTGGTAAGATTGCTGGTGCTGTTGGCGGAAAATTCATGCAGTCGATGGGCGCTGGGATGGCGTTCGGTGGCATGGGGCCTGTCTCCGCTGCCCTTGGCGCGCTGAAGGCGTCTCTGATCACTCTCGGCCCAGTCATCGCTCTTGTTGTTGCGGCGATTGCGTTGGTCTACCTAGGGTTTCAGGCCTTCCAGAAGAATCTCCACGGCATCGGAGACTCCATTCGAAAGCACGTCGCGAGCATCGTTGCCCGCTTTGAGATCCTCTGGGGTTTTCTAAGCAGCCTGGGAAGTGCTGTTGCCAAGCTCTTCGGTGGCGATGGAGGCGGCCTGATGGATGTCCTCGGGTACATCGCTGCCTTCAGCTTTGACACAATCCTGGCCGGCTTCGATCTCTGGCTGCACCACATCCAGACAGTCGTTTCGATGATGGTCGAGCTTGTTGATTTGATCACCCCTCTTTGGAAAGAGTACGTCCAAGATCCGTTCATGGAATCCATGCACGCAATTGCATCGGGCGTTGGCAAGGTCGTGAACTTCCTGATTGACCAGTACAACCTGATCGTTGGGTTCTGGGGCGGGCAGGCAAAGGAGCACATGGGCGCAGGGCTCTTTGATTGGGCCAAGCCTGTTGTCGGTGCATTGAAGACCGGCGCCGCCTTCTACATGAAGCACGCCGACAAGACGCAGCGTGAGACTGAGCGGCAGATGCGCTGGGACGCTATGGAGGAGGGCAAAAAGAACAAAAAGAGGGCTGGTGAAGACGCCAAGCCGCCTGGAAACCAGATGAACTTCCCCGGTGCCCGCTTCGACATCACCCAGAATTTTGCTGAGGGCTTCGACCCTGACCGCATCGCTGTGGCCTTCGGCAACGACCTCGCTTCGCTGGGTGAGATGAAGTCCCAGTCAGGCTTCGCGAACGTCTACGCGGCCAGGTAACCCATGGGCACCCCTTCAACCTTCGCCATCGACAACGAAAAGTCGGGCTCTGACCAGCTCCAGCTGAAGCTGCGCGGGCGAGCTATGCCGTACCGGCCGTTCACGCTCGAGGGGACGATGCGGGCGGAGTTCACTTGGTACCCAGGCAACGCCGTGTCCACGGTGCAGATGCTGGGGGCTGAGGAGAAGTCCAGCTCGATCTCCGGGATGTGGAAGGACCGCTTCATCAAGGGCTCTACCGATGAGGGGGCCAACGTCGAGCCCACTGGCATCGCGCTCTTCAACGGGGTGGCGGTGGCTGATGTCCTGGACCTGTCGCTCAAGGTCGAACGCATCCGCCTCGCTGGCCAGCTGCTCCGCGTGGAGTGGGACAACATCGTTCGCAGCGGAATCCTGCTGCGCTTCCGGCAGACTTGGCAGCGCATCGAAGACCTCGAATGGGAGATGGAGTTCCAGTGGATCAGCCGTGGAGAGAAGCAGAGCCCGCCAAACCTCCCAAGTTCGAATTCGCCAGCTAGCTTCGCCAAGCAGATTCGGTCTGTCGTGAACTCTTTGGCGACTGCTGTCGGCCTGCCCACCTTCGAGGTCGTGGAGGCATTCTCCAAGACCGTGAACGCTGCCTTGGCCGAGATTCAGAGCGCTACGGATCAGATCGAAAGCGCAGTCACCAATAGCGTCACCTCCATCCTCTCCCCTGGTGAGGCTTCCGAGCGCACGCTGGCGGCCACTGACACGCTCGCTTTTCAGGCTTCGCAGATTGTCACCGCTGTGGAATCCTTTCCGCCGCTGTTCCTCATCAACACGTCCCATCGAGAAGATCTTGGGTACGAGGACGCGCTCGTCTCGGACCAGTACAGCCGTGGCATCAAGCAGCAGGCGAAATCGCTTCAGTTCCAAGCCTCGGAGCAGGCTGACACGCTGCGCGCGTCGATTCGGCAGGAGCAGCTGCTGGCTTCCTTCGTTGCGCGTGCCCCGACTGACCTTCGCGACGTGTCCCAGAAGTATTACGGCACGGCAGATCAGTGGAGGAGCCTGCTCACCTACAACAGCTTCGAAAGCAGCCGCGTCAACGTGGGGCAGCTGGTCTTGGTGCCGAAGCTCAACTCGGCGGACAGGAGGGTGTAGCTCGTGGCCATCTACTACCCGTCCGTCGCCGCCAACATGACCATTCGGTTCGACGAGGCGTTGCTCGACGGTACGACGCCGGATCCGAAGACTCCAACTGACGGTGCCAACTCTCAGCTTGGGGGGCCTGGGCTCCCGGTCTCTAAGGCCGGTCTCTTGAGCGGTGCCTCGAGTCGTCTGACCCACGTCATGGCGCTTGTGCCGCGGGCTGCGAGCATCGAACTGCCGACGTTCAGGCAGACGCCGAAGTTCAGTCTCACTTTCGCCTTCCAGGACTTCCCTATCGATCCCCGCGCCATCCGAGCGCTTGGAGTTGAAATCTACATTGGGGTGGTCACTGGTGATCAGTGGTCGCGCGGGATGCGCGGGCAGATCGACGGAGACCGGCTCGCCAGCCAGATTGACCTTGTTCCAGCCAACCTGATGCTCGCTGGGATCGTGGACAGCCTCACCACGACGCACGGGGACCACGGCAGCGAAGTGAAGGTCGACGGCAAGGGCTTCTCGGGGATGATGCTCTCTGCCAAGGTGAACTCCGCGCAGCTTGCGAAGCTCGATCAGAACCAGCGCCTCGATCAAGTGATTGCCCAGCTGCTCGGGATGGACGCGCAGAGCGCGCAGATCCCAATTCGTACATCTGCGGCCGATTGGCCTCTTGGCATCCCGAAGCCTGGGCCACTGGAGATCCTCTCTCGCTCGAACAAGGGGGCATCTGGGAAGAAGGCCAACAGAGCGATCAAGGGAGACCCAAATTCGACTGGTGTCTGGGATGTGATCACCAACCTCTGCAACCCTGTCGGAGCTGTGCCGTACTTCATTGGGCACGAGCTGTGGATCCGACCGGCGCGCAGCATCTACGACCAGAAGAACGCTGGGCTCACCGGAACTACGCCCTTCAAAGACGGTAACGACCGGCTCATTCAGACGACCAAGGAGGTGCAGCCCATCAGCTTCCGCAAGATGGTCTACGGCAGGAACCTCTCCAGCCTCTCCTTCGAACGGAAGTTCGGTTCAACCACCGTACCGACGGTGAATTGCGTCTCGGTCGCTACTGACTCGACCGAAAAGGGCATCAAGCGCCTCTTGAACGGTACGTGGCCTCCTCCTGGGAACCCGAAGGCCAGCACGACGGCTGTGGACCCGTCTGGCAATGCTTCGCGCTCGGAGATTCTCAACATCCCGGTCCCAGGCATCACGGACGAGACGCGCCTGCAATTCATCGCGGAGCAGATCTACAACGAGATCGGTCGCGGAGAGATGGGTGGCAGCGCCAGCTCGAAGGATTTGGCGAGCCTCGGAGGTGACAACGATGATGTCGACCTCATTCGACTGCGCCCAGGAGATGCGGTGGAGTTCTTGGTCGATGCCGCTGGCCTTCAGTCTGTGCCTCCGGTCGTCTCGGAGCTGAACTCGAAGGCTGCGATGTCCCCAGACGAGGCGATTAAGTCCATCTCTGACAAGCTCGGCGGGCGGAAGGATTTGGCTGCTGTCTTGGTCGGCACGGCGCGCGGGTCGTTCAACGCGCTCCAGAGCGTCTTCCGGGTGAACAACGTGAAGTACACCTGGGACGTGAAGGCCGGCATCGGTGTGGATTTCGACTTCCACAACTTCATGGAGGTCCGGTACGCACGCGAAGGTACGTCCACTGAGGGCGAGATCGGTGACTTCTCCTCGAAGCCAGTCACTGGCTCTGGGTTCTCATCCAGCAGCGGGCGGGGGGCAGCCTAATGCTCCGTCGAACCAGAGTCGGGTCTACCCCTGACATGGGTCGTATTGCCAATGCGGTCTCACGCCCAGGCATCGACCCGCGCATCTGGTGCAGCCTCGCCTTCGCGCTGGATGAGTCGATGCTCGACAAAGACCACGGCGACTTCGTGGATGTGGCGCTGCTGCCGACCGAGCTGGAGGTCACGGTTCGCGTCCCCCAGAGCTACGCGGGGAAGGCATTCGGGGTCAACGAAGGGCGCATCCACAAGGACGACGAGCTGGTGGTGCTGTTCCCAGATGGCGACCCGGCGTCAGGCGGCATCGTGGTCGCGCGTCTCTGGAGCGCTTCGGACTTGCCCCCACAAGACGCCATCGACAACCCGAAGGACTTCATCCGGGTCATGGAGGACGGGCTCAGTTGGCTCGTCAAGCTTCAGGGCAGTGATGGAAAGGCTTCGCTTGAAGCGGACAACGTGCGGCTGGGTCGAGATGCGCAGCAGGCGCTGCTGTTAGGCAACGAGTACCGAACGGCGGATACCACCAAGCACACGGCTGACCAGGCTGCTCTCGTCAATATGACTGCGGCGGCGGCGTCTCTCTTGGCGGCGGCACCGTTTCTGCTCATCCCAATCAGTGGGCCGGTGCTGGCATCCCCGCTCATTCTCGCCGCTGGTACATCACTATCGGCTGCTGCTGCCCAACTCACGGCAGCAATCACACAGTTTGAAACCTCGTCCGACAACTACCTTTCAGCCGTGAGCAAGACCAAGTAGGGAGGAGACCATGGCTTTCGCAGCGTCTAACCAAGAAGTGATCCTCTCCAACGCTGCCAGAACGGCACTGGCGGATGCGCTGCGCACAGGCGCTACGGGAACAGGTCTCCCAATTGGTGGGATTCTTGGTCCGTACGCAAGTCTCAATCCGGTTCCGCCGGTCATCCTTGATCTCTATCAGCTCGCGTTTCTGACCGAGCTTCATCAGGGACCGGCATTGCCATCCTTTCTCGTGGCTGGGTTGCCAACACCTGTTGGTGTCGCTGGGACCATGGTCTACGTCTCAAACGAGGTCGGCGGAGCCGTTCCGGCATTCTCTGATGGCACCAACTGGAGGCGCGTTACCGACCGCGCAATCGTGGCCTAACTCGTGGCGACCTACCTCGACATCACGGAGTTCACCAAGAGCACCATCGCTGGTGTGCAGCTTCAGTTTCGACTGACTGCGCGCCTGGCGACTGGTGCTGTGGACCCCGCGTACGTCGGGACTGTCACCTTCACGAGCAACGACCCTCTGGCTGTGCTGCCTGCTCCGTACACCTTTGTTGGGGCTGATGCCGGTACCAAGCTGTTCCGCGCGCGCATGAAGACCAACGGGGCGCGCACGGTCACGGCCAACGACGGCGTGACCACCAAGGCCACTGCGCGCACGCAGGTTCTCACGCGGCCCCCAGGCTGGGGCTTCGACGACGAGGGTCTGCTGCCGTTTGGTGACGCCGCTTCCGGCATCGGGGCGTACGTCAAATCCGCCCATGCGATCAGCACGCGTGAGGTGGAGGTCGAGGTCTCCAACCTCGTTCAGGACAACAGCCCTTTCCTCGCTGGGGACGCGCTCAACCCATCCACTTGGGTGGTCCAGCGCCTGGACAACGGGGTGTTCCTGCACGTCGTGTCCGTCACCCAGTCGGGCACGTACAAATACACCCTGCTCTGCCTGGAGGAGTTCGGCCCAGTTACGGTCACGCACGAAGCCAGCAGCTCGACCCTGCTGGACCTGTCTGGGAACGTGATCAACACCCCGCATTTCGCGGACTTCCTCGGCATCACCGACGAGGACAAGAACTCCATCGAGCTTCTGCTGGCGAAGCGGAAGGTGACCTCGCAGGACATCGCCAACCCACAGATTCCGCAGGATGCCTTCACCGCGGGCACGCTTCAGCTGGATGCTGCCGGCGACTACCGCCTGGAATCTGGGCCGCAGCTTGTCAAGAAGCTCATCCTGCGCCGCCTCATGTCCACGCCGAGAGACTTCTTCCACCTGCCGGATTACGGCATTGGCATTCGCTTGAAGGAGCCCATCCCATCCTCTGACCTTGGGCGGCTGAAGACCTCTATTGAACAGCAGGTGCTCCGCGAGCCAGAGGTCGAGGCCGTCAATGCCTCCATCATCCTGGCCGTCAACGGTGTGCTCACCGTGACGGTGCGCGCGAAGCTGCGAAACACCGGGGAGAACATCGAGGTCGGCTACATTGCCGGCCAGCAGGGCGTGGTATGAGGAGGCTCTCAAATGCCTGACTTTCCGACGTTCAATGACATCTTCCGTGTCGGGCGCGACGAGATTCTGCTCCGCAACGCTAAGGTCTCGCGAGATGCGGTTGAGCGGGAGGGGATGGATGCCAATATCCTGGTCGCCGCAGCCGCTGCTGTAGGCGATCAGGTCATTGGGCAGCTCGCGTCAGTGGCCGCGGGAACGTTCTTGGACTCGGCCAAAGGCGACGCTTTGGATCGGCTCGTCTTCGACCGCTACGGGCTCGTCAGGAAGGCGGCAGCCGCATCGCTCGGGACGGTGCAGTTCAGCACCACGGCCCCCGCCCCTACGACCTTCACCATTCCAGTCGGAGTTCGCCTCCAAACTCCAGACGGCATCCAGTTCGTCACCAATGAAGCGGTCATCTTCTTGGCTGCGACGGTGGGGCCGGTGTCGTGCGCGGCACGCTCAGTGCTCGCTGGTGGCAGCCAGAACGTCAAGGCAGGGCAGATCACGAGCATCGTGACCCCCATCACCAGCCAGCCCACTGACCTTGTGGTCACCAACCCATTCGCCACGGCTGGAGGCGACGACGCTGAAGACGACGACTCCCTCCGCGACCGCGCGCGCCGGTTCTTCACCACGGTGCGGCGCGGCACGCTAGGAGCTCTCGAAGAGGCAGCCCTTGGGGTAGCTGGGGTGCGTAAGGCCGCTGCCTTCGAGATCGTGGACGCTCTGGGCCGCCCTGCGCGCCTGGTTCAGCTCGTGGTCGCGGACAGCTTTACGGAGCAGTTCATCGACTTCACCACGGTGCCACCGCGGTATCAGGTGCAGAGCCAGCTCCTCTCCACCAGCGTCTTCAACGCGCTCGCGGACGTGCGCCCCGCCGGCACTTTCGTGCAAGTCATCGTGGCGAACGTCATTCTCCAAAGCTTCCAGCTTGCGCTCAGCTTCAATGCTGGAGCCGACGTGAACACGGCAGCGCTCGAAGCGCGTGCGACCATCGTGAATTACGTGAACGCCCTGGTTCCTGGGGCCAGCATCGTCTTTGCGGATGCGATTGCGGCACTGGTGAACGTCCCTGGGCTGGCATCGAGCGGGAACACCATCATCAGCCCACCTGGGAACGTGGTGGCCCTGCCAACGCAGGTGCTGCGCACGAGCCTCGGCCTTGTGACGGCTGTCGCGGCGCAGACGGATCAACCTCAGATCGTGACGGGGACCAACCCCGATGCGTTCATCCTCGGGTCATAAGGAGCAGCTGCAATGGCACTTTCCAGGACGTGGTTCACGCGGGGGAATGTCCCGCTCTCTGACTTCACCACCACCCTTCGCGTGGCTCAGAGCGTCCTCTGGGCGCTGAAGGAGGCGCTGAAAGGCACACTTGCCGGCGGAACGAACGGTCCGTCCGGAGCGCAGCCCGCCGGAGCTGCATGGCCGGTCCAGGGGAGCAGCGATTCAGTCGGCGGTGCGATGGACGCGGTGGACCGTTGGACCGCTGCGTTTGACGCCACGAAGATCGTCAGAGGGATCCCCGGCGCGCCTCACTCTTGGATTGTCCACAAGAGCCCGATCACCATGGCTACGGGTCCGTTCTACATCTGCATTGACTTCTCATCCGCCGCGAACGACCAGCGGATCACCATCATCGCCTCGCAGAACCCGTTTACCGGCGGCACCAACCTGACGCGCCCAACGGCGGTCAACGAGTGGATCGTCCAGAACGATTCCCAGTTCGTGGAAGCGCTCGCGACGGGGCACAAGCTGCATTACACGGTGGACGCGAACGGAAACTTCTACTTTCAGCTCTCCAAGGACACGTCAGGATCCTTCTCTTGGTTCCTCATGGGCACGACGTTGGCAGATGCGCGCGTGGGGGACCTCCACAACTTCTTCACGACGCAGCACTTCCTGGCTGGCGGTCGCGGTACGCCTTCGGCAACCACCTTCAACACCAATTTGCTCGGGCGCACGTACAACAACGGCGCTCAGAGCACTGGCGGGGCCATCGTTTACACCGGCATCCTCGACGGCACCCTGGCGGCGAATCAGGTGGATTCAAAGTTCGATTCGCTGTCGATCTACGTCTACTCGACAAATGCTCTGGCGGCTGGTGTCAGAGGGCGCATCCCTGACCTGGCTGCCGTCGGTGTGGCCACGGTTGGTGGCAGCGACCCCAGCACCTTGGCGCAAGAGCGCGTCGTGGCCGGTGGGTTCTTGATTCCGAACGGCGTGGTGCCGGTGCTGTAAGGAGGAGATGTGCCAAACGTCGACACGTTCAACTTTGCCTCAGGCTTGGCTTCCGGCTTCATCGGGAAGCAGGCCTTTGTGCTCAAGCAGGAGGAGGCCCCGCCGGTTACGCCTCCGGTGGTTGGCAACTTTAGCCCTGCCGTCGGCGCGTTCATCGCTTCGAACCAATTCATCACCTTCGACGTGACGGATCCTGAGGGCTTTCGCCTGGCGCTGATCGCAGCCTCGTTCCCAAACCTCGGAATCTACGAGATCATCCACGACGGCACCGCGTTCGGCCCCAACTACAGCGACGGCAACAGCGGGCGGTCAGCCATCGCCAACGGTTTCCACTACTCAATCCTGCGGCGCGGTGGCTGGCCTGCGAGCCCGACCATCGTTCCATTCGCCATCGACGTGTTTGGTTCGGAGAACGTTTAGCCGATGCCTACTTCTGTCTCGTGGACGCTGATCAGCCCTCCGCCTGCATCCGGCGGGACGGGTGGATCTACGGCTGCGGGCGGGACGAACACTTCGGCACCACTGCTCCCGTGCCCGATTGAAGCGTACATCCAGCAGGACTTGTTGGACCTCTTCGACAGGCTCTTCCCTGAGCATTACCTGGGGCCGATCAAGAACCCAGGGCCTGGGTACGAAGCTCTTCAGTCCTTCGCAGCAGTTGGCGCGCGGCTCTCGCTCGCTGTTGAGCGCTTCGCCTGCGGCGCGTTCATCTTGTCGTCAGTGGGTGGCTCCTTCGCCACAGGCAACGTGGAGCTCTTCCGCGCAGCGCCAAATCCTGAGGGCATCGCGATCACGATCAAGGCTGGGTCAGTGGTCGCATCCAGCCGCGGTGGCCGCAAGTACGTGACCATGACCGACGTACTGTTCGGGCCGAATGACATCGGCCCGTACCTCGTCCCAGTTCAAGCTGAAGTGTCTGGGTACGAGTTCAACGAGCCAGGAATCGTGATCGCAGCTGACGGCACGCCTCTTGAGGGCGAGATCGACACGGTGGTTACGTTGGTGGAAGTAGCTCCAAGCCAGGCGCTGCCAAACACGGGAACGGCTGCTGTCACTTTTGGGCCGCCTTCCGGCGGGTCCCAGATCGTCAGCGGCATGACCGGCGGCTCGTTCTCCCCAGACTCAGTGGGTCGCTTCGTCACGTTCACTGGGGCAGCGAACGCGGTGAACAACGGCAGCAAGCAGATCGTGCAGTACATCTCCCAGACCTCGGCGAAGGTTCGCAACTCTGTTGGTGTCACTGAGGGCCCAACCGGAGGAGTGACTTGGCAGGAGTTCAGCGCGGTGACGGATGCCGCCGATCTTACAATTCAGGTGCGGCAGCCGTTGCCAACTGGTGGCGGGGTGGATGCATCGCTCGACGCTCACGGGAATGACAGGAACATCCCCAGAGGCATCGGTGAGGCGGATTCTTCCTACCGTGGGCGCATTAGGGCGCTGCCGGACAACATCAGCCCGGACGCGGTGGAGCGCGCGCTTCAGCAGCTCCTCTTCCCTCTTGGGGGCGGTTTCGACTTCATCGAGACGTGGGCGATCACGTATCAGACGTGCTGGGATGCACCGCGCAATGCCATTCCTGGCAGTGCGTTCGACCCAAACCTGTTTGTCTACGACGACCCGGATGTGGATGCGCTTCCGTTCCGCAACCGCTGGCTCGACCTCAACGACATGCGCGGGGCATTCATCGTCACGGTTCCGAACTACCAGTGGATCCGCGACAACGGAATGGCTTTCGGGCCGATTCTCCCACCCTACACCTTGACTTCCATCGGAAACTTCGGTGCAGCTGCTGCGGTGAGTGGTGCCTCCAAGGCTACCGGGAAGATGACCGTTTCCAACATCTCCGGCATGACCCCATCATCGGTGGGTCGCTTCTTGACCCTCTCTGGTACTGCTGACCCGTTGAATGCAGGCTCTTTCGTGATCACCGACTTCATCAGCCCCACCCAAGTGAGCGTTCAAAACCAGTATGGACCTGGGGATGCCAACAGCTTCTTCATCGTGTGGGTGGAGAGCAACCGCACGGCGGATGAAGCCACGGTGACCTCACTGCAAGGTCCGCTCGGAGCGCGCGCGGTCTGTGCCTTCGACGTGCCGAGCACCCTCGACTTCGGGTACCTCCAGGGCGCTTGGGATGGGCTCGACCAGCCCAAGCAGACCTTGTATTTGAGCCTTTTCGACACGCTGCAAAGCATCAAAGCAGCAGGTACTTCAGCCGTAGTTGAGCTACAAGGCCAATAGGGAGAGCGCATGGCAGATGAAGCCTTCAGCCGGGTAGTGATCAATCCACGGGAACGGCCCCTCTCGTCAGACATCAACCAATTCCAATCCGAGGAGTCGCGCACGCTGCGCGAAGTGCTGCGCGCGCTGTTCCTGCCGCATAACGTCAGCGCGGGCTCAGAGCTGACCAGTTTCCTGCCCGTCTCCGGCTTCTTGGGTGATGGCTTCTTCGTGGTCGGACAAGGCGCTCTTACACATGCCATCCACGGAGGGCTGGGGTTCATCTTCGACTCCGTGAGCGTGGCGAATGACATCGGCGCGGTCTCCAAGGTGGACGACCGCAGCCCGTACTACCCGGTCTACCTGTCGGCGGATCAGCAGATCACCAGCCCAGCCGCCCCGGCTCCAGGATTCGAACGGATCGACATCATCGAGGTGAAGCTGGACCGGAGGCTCCAGGACAACGGCAGCCGCGACGTACTCAACACCGGCACGGGCGTGTTCGACCCGACGCTTGTGCTGAAGTCGCTGGCGTACGCGCTGGACGGGCGTACTGGCGTCGTCACCTCACCGACCAACTCCACCACCGGCATCGGGCTCAAAGCTGGTGTCGCGCAGGCCACTGGTACCTACGCTGCGTCCAACGGCGTGACCGGCATCCCGGCTACGTCGCCAGGCTACACGCGCATCGCGGTCATTCTGGTGGCTTCCACGGGGTTGGTGACTCAGGGAGAAGTGCGAGACGACCGGCTGCTACTCGCTCCAAACGGTTCACATCTTGTCGGCTTCGAGCTGAACCAGGCTCCGGGTAACCCGAACGATACCTTCATCATCGTTGGTCCGGTGGGGGCTGCTGGGTTCAAGTTCGCTGCGCATCAGGTCACCAGCCCCAGCAACGGCGGCACGGTCCGCGTCTATCTCTTCGGCGGGCGAATCTCGGCGAACGCTGGCGCGGCGGTGACCATCCACCTCAAGGCAGCTACCATCGCCAACGCCAACAGGCTTCCTCGCGCCACGAACATTCTTGGTGGCGTGGTCACTTCAGCGATCAAGACCTCCCTCGCGGGTCCGGGCGGAAGCACTGCGTACACCGCAGCGGTGGGGCAAGAGTTCCTCACCTTCGATATGGATGGGACGCGTCTCATCGACGCGGCTGACCCGTCAGACACCACGCGCATCTATGACATCATCGCTGCATTGCGAATGAAGTAGGCAGGAGGCGTCGGTGCCACAGGCGAAGATCACAATCAACGGCGTACCTGGCAGCAACGTTGCTTTGCCAAACGTCCTCGCCACAGGCGTGGCGCCGCTAGTCAATCTCAACAACCTCAACATCGGCGGGGAGACGACCTTCACATGGGCGATCCTGGACCAGCCGCCCGGTGCTGCTGACGCGCTCTCGTCCATCTCCGCGCAGAATCCATTCTTCAATCCGAAGAAGGAGGGCACGTACCTCATCAGGTTGATCGTCAATCAGGGCGATATCACTGAGCAGGAAGATCGCGTGGTGGTGGCGATCACACAGGTCAAGACGCTGGAGCGCATCGCCGCGGCTGGTGAAGCCACGGAAGGCGATACGTCAGATGGTTGGGCGACAGCGCTGAACTCGCTGCTGCGCCGGATGGATTCGTTGCTCTCTGACCCTGGCGTCTTCGTGGGCGTCAACGCCTCAGGTGGGGTGATTACACGCGGGCAGGTGCTGCGCGCCACTGCCAGCTCCATCATCAAGACCGGGCTACCGGGGCAGGAGACGGTGCCTGGGATGTCTGTGGCGTTGGCTACGACGCTCACGCAGGTGGATGAGCCCCTTGTGGTCTGCGAAGGCACCGTTGCTGGGCTCAGCTCAGTGCCCGCTGGCGCCCTGATGAAGATCCGGTTCCTCGGGCGCTACGCGGCGAACGTGGATGGCGTCGCTGCGGTCGGAGACTCGTTGTTCGTGAGTGACACCGGCACCATGAGCCTGACCCCAGGCACGGTACGCCGGAAGATCGGTTCAGCCATGACGGCTGGCGCTACTCACGACGTGTGGTTCGCAGGCATCGGCGGGGAGGACATCACCCCCATCGACCGTGCGTACCTCGTCTACGGACCCCTCTCGACGCTCGTGAACGGGCACCGTGTGGACGGCGCGTCCTCAACCCCAGGAGCTACTGGCGGCGTCCCGTACCAGTTCCGCGCAGGCGACGCTGCTACCATCGCCCTCCAGGCGAAGGGCTTCGCGGCCGGCCTGGACATCTTCCAGGCGATCACCAGCACCGGCATTGTTGGAATCGCCGTCAATAACGTCGGCGACCTCGTGATGACCGTGGCTGGTCGGAGGATCCTCGGCGGCAACCAGCTCGCCATTCAGGACATCCTCGATCCGGTCAACGGTCAGGACGCAGCGACCAAGAACTACATCGACTTGGCTGAGCCGTCGCAGAACTACTTGGCCAACAGTGGGTTCGACTTCTTCCAGAGGAAAGGCACTGCCGCCTTTACCATCACCTCTGCTGTTTCGTTCCGAGACTGGGTGCCAGACCGCTGGTACGGGTACACGCCGGGCGCTCCTGGCACGGCGCTAGTTGTCTCTCAGATTCTCACTGGCATCGCGGCGGTACCGTTTGGCGTGCAGTGCGCTCGCGTTGGTGGAGACGCCGGGGTAGCTGCGCGTGGGCTCGTGCAGGAGATCGACCGGCGCTGGGTTGAGCATCTCCGTGGGCAGAAACTCACGCTTTCATTCCAGGCGCGCAAAGAGGCAACCTTCACAGGAACCCTGACCGCAAGAATCATCTACGGGACGGGTGGCGAGAACGAGACCTTCTTCGCTGGGTACACTGGGCAGATAACTGCGGCGGCACTGACCCCAGTGTTGGGCGCTGCGTTCGCCAGTTTCACCTTGTCGACGGCTGCGGTGATCCCGACCACCGCGGTCACCATTGCTGTGGTGTTTGAGCACACCCCGGTGGGTGCCGCCGTAGGTGCGACGGATGCTTTCAGGATTGCTGCTCCGATGCTCGCCATAGGGGCGCTTGCGCGCCCGTATCGACTGGCTGGTGTGAACCTGGCGCATGAACTGTTCATCTGCCGGAGGTTTTACGAGAAGTCCTACAACCTAGGTGTTGCTCCTGCGGCTGCCAACAGTCTCGGGGTCATGGCGACCATCACCAGCGACATCAGCGCTACCGGACTAAGGGCGTTTGGTCCTGGCGTGAAGTACCTCGCTCAGAAACGTGAAGGTGCCGGCGGAACGGGGGTGCCAACCGTTCGCATCTTCTCCAGGGTGGGAACGCTCAACAACACTTCGCAGTGGCAGAACGCTGCCGCGCCTGTGGACAGAGCCATCAACACCGTGGCGAACCCGTCGCTCCAGGGGTTCTCTGTGGATACTGCCAGC